GAAGAAGGCCTGCCCCGTGATGATGATGGGGCGGCTCTTTTAGGGTTGCAGCCGGGCACCATGCAGTTATTGCTTCCCGGTGAGGATATCAAATTTTCCGACCCTGCCGATGTTGGCGGCTCTTATGAGGCCTTCCAGTACCGGACATTGCTGGCCTGCTGTTCTGCCATGGGCGTGCCTTACACAAATGTCACCGGCGATCTACGCCAAGCCAACTATTCCAGCCTGCGCGAAGGCAAGCTGGAGTTTCGCCGCCGTATGGAGCAGTTCCAGCACAACGTGATGATCTTTCAGATGTGTCGCCCAGTATGGCGGCGCTGGATGAAGGACGCTGTGCTGTCTGGCGCATTGGGCATCAATGATTTTGCGGCCATGCCAGGAAGATACCTTCCTGCAAAATGGATACCGCCAAAATGGGATTGGGTCGATCCTCTTAAAGATCGGAAGGCTGAAATCGAAGCCATCAATGCCGGGCTTAAATCCCGCTCGGACGTCATTGAAAGCGAGGGCTTTGATGCCGAAGAAGTGGATCGTCGGATCGCTGCGGACCGGGCACGAGAAGAAGCTCTTGGTCTGAAGTTCGAAAAAGATACTCAGCCTTCTTCCATAGTTGATGAAGATCAGGAAGTCCCCCCTTCAAAAGCATCTGCTGCTTAAAGGAAATCACATGAAATCATGGTTTACAGCGCGCGCCACAGATGGCGTCGCGGAACTCGCTATCTATGACGAAATCGGCTCCTACGGGGTGCCAGCCAAAACCTTTATCGAAGAGATGAAAGGCTTAGGGGATGTCTCTGAGCTGACGCTGCGGATTAACAGTCCGGGCGGATCTGTCTTTGACGGCATTGCTATTTATAACGCGCTCAAAAGGCATCCCGCCAAGATTACCGTCACGGTGGACGGTCTGGCCGCTTCCATTGCCTCGGTCATCCTTTGTGCGGGCGATGAAGTCGTCATGCCAAGAAACGCCTTGATCATGATCCATGACCCGTCGGCTGTGGTGATGGGGAGTGCCCGGGATATGAGATCCATGGCGGAAGCCTTGGATAAAATGCGCGATGGACTGGTCTCTGCGTATCACGACAAAACGGGGCGCGATCAACCCGACATTACCGACTGGATGGCTCAGGAGACTTGGTTCGATGCGGATGAAGCGCTGGAAGCAGGCTTTGCCGACCGTATCGAAGACCCTGTTGCCATGGCTGCCACCTTTGATCTTTCAAAATTTAATCGAGTGCCACCCGCATTGGCGTCACTCCCCCATCAAACACCCCCAGAAAATACGGAGACGAAAATGACCGAGAAACCCAATCCGGAACCGGCAGAAAATGAAGCCGAGAAAGTCCCGGCAGAAGACCCGGGTCAACCCCAATCAGATGACAACGTCATCGATCTGGACCAAGTCCGCGCTCAGGAACGCAAAGCCACGCTGGCCTACGTGAGTGAAATCAATCAGCTCTGTGCCTTGGCGGGCTCTCCCGAGATGGCCTCCGGGTTCATTGCCAAAGCAACTTCTCCGGAAATTGTCAGAACGAAGCTCTTGGAAGCTCGTGCTGAGGAAGGTGAAGCGTCTGCCGTCAGTGCGACACGACGAAGCCAAACGCTCAAGCCCAGTGAGCCTGCAATCGATACCGCTGCGATCTACGCGGCGCGCAACAAAACCGTCCGATAAAGGAGTAACCCATGCCTGTCATGACCGAAGGCCAGCACACTGGCGAATTTATCGTTTCTGAAGGAAACGGATCCATTAGTCGAGAAACCGTAACCGTTCTGAACGGCCGAACGCTGGACGCAGGAGCTGTCCTAGGGCAGGTCACGGCCTCTGGCAAATACCGCGAAATTGATCCCGCTGCCACGTCCGGTGCGGAAATCGCCGTGGCGGTGCTGTTCGATGCCGTTGACGCCTCAGGCGGTGATGCGCTCGGGATCATCATTTCCCGCCTTGCCGAAGTTCACGGCGGAGAAGTGGTCTGGCCTACCGGCATCACGGATCCACAAAAACAGACGGCCATCGTTCAATTGGCCGCCGCCACCATTATTGTCCGATAGGAGAGGCCCATGCCTGCACTAGACGTTTTTAATTCCAATGCATTTTCGTTGGTGTCCTTAACGGATTCCATCAACCAAATCCCCTTTATGCCAGGCCGAATTGGCAAGCTAGGCCTGTTCCGTGAACAAGGCGTGGCGACCACTTCTGTCCTCATTGAGGAAAAAGAAGGTTCTCTCACGCTTGTGGAGACCACAGCGCGCGGGGCACCTGCTGTGCAGAATGCCCATAACAAACGCCGGGCTCGCTCTTTGACCGTTCCCCACATTGCCCTTGAGGACACAATTTTGGCTGACGAAGTCCAAAACCTCCGGGCCTTTGGTTCGGACAGTCAGCTCGAAGGGGTTCAACAGGTGATGAATGATCGCCTGGAAGATATGGCGCGTAAGCTGGATGCCACGCTTGAGCATCTGCGCATCGGGGCCATCAAGGGACAAATCTTAGATGCTGACGGCACCACCGTTCTCTATGATCTGTTCCAGGAGTTCGGTGTAACTCAGCAAACTGAAATTGATTTTGATCTCGACAATGCATCCCCAACTGCAGGGGCTGTCAAAAAGAAGTGCCATGACGTCAAACGTAAGATCGAGGACGAACTGGGTGCAACGCCTTATGACCACATCCATGCGATTTGCGGCTCAGCATTCTTTGATGACCTGGTTGTCCATAGCGAAGTGTCCGGCGCATATGACCGGTATCTCGATGGCCTGTTCCTTCGCGAAGGACAGGCTCGTGGTTCATTTGAATATGCGGGTATTGTGTTTGAGGAATATCGGGGTCGGGTTGGCACGGTTGATTTTACCGATACCAACAAGGCGCACTTTTTCCCGGTTGGTGTTCCCAGCTTGTTTCGTCAATATAATGCGCCCGCAGACTTTGTCGAAACAGTGAATACTATTGGTCTGCCCCGATATGCCAAGCAGGCACCGGACACACAGTTTGGTCGCTGGGTTGCCCTTCATGCCCAGTCAAATCCACTCCCCATCTGCACGCGCCCGCGTGTGTTGATGAAAGGCAAGCGCACTTAATATTAATGCGTGGTCGAGGATGGTTTGCTCAGGGCTTTCAGACGTTTGTTTGCGAGCTTTAGATCAAACGCCTCCGGATCAAAATTGCCGATCCAGTCCAGGAACTCTGGATCGGCGGATTTGGGTGCTCGAACGGCTTCCACCAAATCGGCGTAAGCATAGGGCCCGCCACTATCTTCCGGTGGGCAGGCACGTTTACCATCAAGGCAAGCTAAAGGGGCGATTGCATCACTGACTTTGACGACGTCAATCTCATGTCGCCAATCATCACCGAAATCATAGGCATAAAGAAACGTGTGGCCTTCCAATAAAACGTGCGAGAGCCTCACGTTGGCTTCCTCAGCAATTGGACGACCTCCAGAGGCATCATCAGGCACACCATAACGCTCGCCATTAATGACAAAGAGATGAAGGTGTTCATCTTCCCAGCCCATCACGGCTTGGATGACAAAGTGTAAGCCTGCCAGGGTGTAGTTGGCTGGGACTGTGACTTGTCGCCAGATTTTTGGTTCGATGTCAGCCAAGCGGATGTGGAGAGAAATGGATGCAGTCATGGGTAATTCACTAACAGATTGTATTTGAGCTCAATGCGGACTATTCAAGCCTTTGTACAATATTTGAAGGAGAATTTGATGAATCTTAATGATCTAAAAGACGCCGTTGCTGAAAAAGTCGGAATTTCCAAGGCCGAAGCGGGCACTGCCGTCAGTGCTGTCCTCGAAACCATCAGCGAAACTTTGACCAAAGGTGAGAAAATCGCCCTGCTTGGATTCGGTAATTTTGAAATTTCTGAGCGCGCTGCCCGTGATGGCCGCAATCCTCAGACCGGCGAGACCATTAAGATTGCCGCTAGCAAAGCCGTCAAATTCAAGGCTGGTAAGGCTTTGAAGGACAGCGTAAACGGCTAACTTCGTTTTTGACATTTTAAGGATAGGGCGGCCTTCGGGTCGCCTTTTCTATTTGTGCCATGATCAATGCATTTGATGACGCCATGAACCGCTTGTTTGCGGATCCAAACCTTGCTCGGGAAGCGATCTATCAAAAGCCCGACAATGAGCCCGTTACTGTTCGTGTAATCGCCAGGCAAGCTGATCAAGTTCTAGACTTTGGGGATACTCGCGTTCACAGCCGAAATTCGATGTTTGATGTTTTGGCTTCCGACGTTCTGGATCCTCGCCCCGATGACACGCTGATCGTTAATGGGGAAAGTTACATCATCCAAGGCGAACCTGTTCGAGATCAGGAACGGCTGATCTGGACGCTTGATGTAAGATCAGCATGAAACTTGGTGCTGCCATTGTCGGTTCTCTCATGGTTGATATGCAGGCCGAGGCAAAGCGCATAGAGCGCGGTGTCGCGGCTGGCGTCAAAGAGGCCGGTGTCGGACTTAAAGGCGATCTCCGTAAACAGGTGGTTGCTGCCGGTTTAGGGCCGAGGTTGGCCAGGACCTGGCGGAGCCGCGCATATCCCAACAAGGGGCATAACGCGGCGACATTGGTTTGGTCCAAGGCTCCACAGATCATTCGTACCTTCGATGAAGGGGCTGTGATCCGAAGCAAATCAGGCCTTTGGTTGGCGATCCCGACGCCAGCGGCTCCTAAACGTGGCATTGGCGGTCAACGGATCAATCCGGGGAACTTTCCCGAGCATAGGTTTGGACCGCTGCGGTTTGTTTATCGCCGGGGCCGTCCGTCACTTTTGGTGGTGGATGGCGTTCGTATCAATAAATCCGGACGGGTTGGTCGTCGTGCCAAGGGTGGCGCGTTCACCAAGACCGGGCGCATGAAACAGGGCATCGCCACAGTGGTCATGTTCATCATGGTGCCGCAGGTACGGCTCAAGAAACGCCTGGATGTGGTGCGGGAAGCCAAACGTTGGGAACGGCGGGTTCCTGAATTAATCAATAAACAAATGCGATTGGATTAGGCATTGCCAAGCAGCAAACCAGAGCAGGTCCTTGAGGCCATCAAGGCGCTGCTGGTAACCGTGCCGGGTGCCAAGGTCGAGCGCAACACAGCCTTCCCTGAGAAAGTACCAACTGGCGGCTTGATTGTTCTGCGAGATGGCGATCCGGGTGAACCCGAGACAGCACTTGGCGGCTTCGGCAGCGTTTACTACAGCCACAATATTGAGATCGAAATCTACATTGAAGAAGGTGACGCCACGGTCCGTGACGCAGCCTTCGATATCTTGGTGCAATCCATTGGCACCATTCTGGAAACTGATTCCACCCTTGGGGGGCTTGTTTTCGGCATGACCTATGGCCGTCCGGAGATTGACACGGAAGCGGTGGCGGGAGCCCCGGCCATTAAGACCGGTGTCATGACCGTAACCGTCGAATACGAGACCACCAGCCTACTGGGCTAACCAGAATTCAATTACAGGAGACGTTCTATGTCGCGAGCCTATGGTTCGAGCGCAACACTGCTGCTCAAACGAGAAACCACCTACGGCACCACGCCGTCT